ATTATTATACAGAAATTTAATAAGTATTTTAATATTTGAAAGATATTAGATGTTGGAACCATTACTTGCTAAGAACTTTGATGCTAAGGAAAGCATTCAAAGAAATCGTCTACAAGTTGTTTGCGATATTGCAGATCGCAATCTAGAAAACGGCTTTCGTCATAATATCAGAATAACTGATAATGAAGCCGAAATATTACAAAGCTTATTCCCTCGCCAATTAATATATCAAAATCCTGATCCCAAACAAAAATATTTTGATTCAACTCATCCAATTTTAAGAGTCTTAAATGATTATTCTAATCATATTGCGAGCGAACGTATAATGGAAGCTAAAAATAGAAAATTACAAACATTATCAATTGGTGATTCTTTTAGTCCTAAGACACATGCACACCACAATTGTAATTTATTAATAAGTGATAGGGATCAGGTACGAGCATTAAGTCATGCAATGCATAATGTAAATCACTCATTATTTAATAAAATATATAATAATACACCAACTCCTATATGCACAAATGGTGCACAAAAATGTAATTTTCAAGCCGATTTTGCTGTAGCTATGCATTCTACATACGATATGAATTTTACAGATTTAATTAATATATTCGAGATTCACTCAATTAAGAAAATGCTCGTTTTTATGTACGTTCCACTGTATTTATATAATCCTGAATATCATTTTTTAGAGAATTCAAATTCTTATTACGGATTACGCGAAAGAAAAGTTTGCGGTAAAACATATTTACATATGGATATGAATGATTTTTCAAATAATTATTATCATAATTTGGAAAATTGGAAAAAATGGGCAAATTTTACAAAAATTGTTTGTGAAAAATTTCAATTATGTCGTGAAACGGTTGATACTCACGGCCCCTTACATATTATATCTATTGTTAAAATTCCACGCAATATCTGTGATGAAATTTTTATGGAAATTCCATTGTCGAATTTTGCCAAAGGATATAATATTCCATGTATCATACAATTTGTTGAAAACAAATATAATCTTAAAGATGTTCAGTATTATCATATTCCTTGTCATGTTGTTGAAGAAACACTTAATTACGCTAACAGGGTTTGTGATTCTGGATATAAATATGCCGAATTTGCCACTATGCTTGGTTCCACGTTTAGAGCTATTACTATTGGGTCAAAAACTTATCAACCTGGTTGGTACACTGATACAGACACATATTATCGTGTTTCAGTTTCATTATTTATTTTAGGTGCTATGCGTAGAACACAAAGAACACAAACTATTTCTGCAGTATTTAAAGAAATGCAATCTTCTGCTAATATATTTTCAATATCACACGTCACTAAGAAATTAATTAATCGTTTTTACGAAAAAGTATTTAATATTGACCCTGTATATTCATACTGTAGATTTGGTTTATGGGATTTGGCTATTAAGAAAATTGAATCCTATGCCATTTCTAATACCTATTATAGATATTTATTTACCATTCCGACCTTAAAACCATTAAATGAAAATTTAACATGTTATCAAGCCGATTTTGATCATGATATGAATCACGCATTTAATGAATTTAACATGTACCAAGCTGTAATTAATGATATTCCATTTATTACACCACCTGATATTAACATTTCGATTAATGATACACAGCATAATACTCAAATTAGAATTAAATCTAATGATATTGTACGATTACCAGGTGATCCTCCAATTAATATCGATACTTTATTTGATAATGCATTAATACAAAGAGAAGAAGAAATTTCATTTTCTCTAGATAATAATGAAGAAGAAATTATTGCTTCTTCAATAAATGAAAAAGAACTTAAACAAACTAAAAAGAGCATTAATATTATAATGCCAACTAAGTTCATTAATAATAAATTTAATAATGTGCATTTAATTAAAGTTGAAGAAGATTTTATTAAAAAAATACATTTGGAGAACATCAATTTTGGAATAAAGTCTATTAATATTATTATAGACGATGATAAAAGAACAATTGATATAATTTATAATAACACGATATCAAATGAATTAAGTATTAGCGTAACTATACCTAATCTTTTCAATATGATCCAAGATTTCGAATTATTAAATGCTGATGAAATCATAGATGCAATAAATGAAATTTTTGATTGCAATTTATTACGAATAAACGAAAATATTTCAAAAGAGAAAAATTTGATTTGCCATGATATCATAGATCAGTTGATGACTAATTTAGAATTAACAGATCAAATTACTCTTAATAAAGAAATAAATAATGTTACTATTAAAGAAACAATAAATAATGACAACATCATTATAACAAATACTCAAAGTGATGATGAAGTAATTAAAGAAGATAGTAATATTAATAATAAAAACAAAGAAAGTGTATTTAATGGTAAAATCATTATTAAAGATGATAATATCTATTTGCAAGATTATATATTAAATTTCATATCATGTGATTTTAGTGTATTAACAGGCATAAATCCAATTATTTATACATTTTATAATATTCGTAATCCAAATAAATGTTCTATAGGTGATATAACATTATATAAGTTTGATGATAATAGAACTTTTGTCAATTTAGTCGTTAAAGAAAAATGTTTTGATAAATTGGATAGCACAATACTTAAAACTTGTTTTAATAACTTGAACAAATTTTGTATTGATAATAATATTAAAATTATTAATTGTCCAAAAATATTATTTGGTGCAGGTGAATACAACTGGATTCAATTTAGCAAGACTTTAAAAAATATCAATTTTGATTTACATCTTTATTCTAAAATATCCTATGAGTTTAAATATCTCAATCTAGATAATAAGATGAATTATTTTGATAAATATTTAACCTTATCAATTAATAATATACTTAAACATGATAATATATGTGTATTTACTACTAGTGATAACATGTGTAATGATTCTTTGAACACACAATTATGTAAAATCTATCGTCCAATATTTAAAGACACTCAAATAGGAGATATATTAACCAAAGAAATTAAAGGTCGTAATGTATGTTATTTATTAATTAATCAACACCATCGTGATTCTTTTAATATTAGTTATGTTAACGAATCTTTGAACATGTTACGTAATTTTGCTTTACGAGAGAAAATTACAGATTTACATTTTTCTCTAAATAATTTGTATGTCAGAAATAATTTTGATAAAATATTAACATTAATTCGAGATTTATTTTATGATAAACAAATACATATACACATACATATATTAAATAACACACTTTTAAAGAGTGAAAATGAAAGTATGTATTCAGATGAATTCAAATTTATTAAAAATTATGATACTAGTTATTCATCGATGTTCACTAATTACTTCATGCCAGGTCATTGTGCTTTACAGTCAACTTTTGAGGCTTTGAAAGAAGCTAATATTATAAATGTGGATATTAATGAGTATAAAAGTATTATTTATACAAATTCAATGACAGCAATTAAATTGAATCAGCGTAATATAAATTTAGATTTGAATCATTTAGATCAATATTTTTATAATCGTATTTGGCATACATCAGAAATATCAGCATATGTAATTGAAATTATTTCATACATTTATAGTGTTGATATTAAAATTTTAACAGGTAAACTAACAACATTTGCTATAATACCTCCAATGTTTAATAAAGAAATAACAATTTATTATATTGGTGAAGAAGGTATTAATGGTCATTATACATCAAAAAAAATCGGAGGCTCTATTTCTAAATTTATACAATTATGTCAACAAACATTTTCATTATATCAAGAACATAATAAAAATGAAATTTTAAATGTAATTGAATTAAGTTGTGCTCCAGGTTATTTATTAGATCATATTAAAAATAATTATAAAATTAATGCAAAGGGTTATGTTTACGAAAATGAAAAAATTAAATTAACCATTAAAAATCCTGATATTAATTATTATACTTATAATGACAGCTTACTTCAATTTGATTTATTTGAACAAGATTATTTACCAAATAAAACTCTAATTATTTGTGACGCTGCTGATTCAACGTGTAGCGAAAATATTTTAGATAATTTAATTGATAAATTTGACTTAAAACCTGGCCATTCAATGTTAATTAAATTTTTCTCTTATACAAGTAAATTCTATAATTTATTAACTAAATTTGATAAACATATTCTTTTAAGTGGTTGTTCTAACTCTGAGGAATTATATATATTACTTTTAAATTTCAATCCTCAAAGTACTATATCATTAAAAGATATTCAAAGCAAATTTTATAAAACATCATATTATTTCAAAATACCTACGACCAAATTAATAGATGATTACGTTGAAAATTTTTATACTGGTGAATTTCAAAATTTTAAAGTCTATTATAAACCAATAAGGAAAGCAAGAATCATTAAAGCTCATATATTTAGTGGATTCGCATCATGTGGTAAGACAACACGTGCAATTAATGAATATAGAGAAAAGAAATTTTTGATGATAGCTCCAACAAAAGAACTAGTTGCCTATCATAAAGAAAAATATCAATGTGAATCTTTTACTCCCCATACTTTCTTTAAAATTTGTAATAATAAAATGTATGAAAATAATTATATCTTAATAGATGAGATTTCACAGTTCCCAATTGAATTTTTTCATATGATTGATATGTGTTTTAATGTTCAATTAGTTTTATTAGGTGACGTTCATCAAACACCATATGTTAATTATTTGAATACAATAAAATTTACACTCTGCAAAAATGTTGGTATATATAATAATCTTTCTGTTGTTCACACTATACCTCAAGATGCTACAGATATATTAAATCATGCTTACAATTATAACATAACTACAACATCTAAAATCAAAAATAGTATATTTCATTTTGGCAAAGGTGATATTAATTTGTTAAAAGATTTTGTTCATATCGCTTTTAACAATGATACAGTTCAAACATTAAAAAATAAAGGTTTCAATGCACACACGATAACAGCAATCACTGGTCAAAGAATAGCAAATGTTGCTTTCCATATTGATTCACACGCGTTGAATTCTGATTTACCAAATCGAACAGAATGGGTATATGTAGCTTTGAGTCGTCATACAGAAAGATTAGTTATTGTAGATAATCCATTAGAAAGAATTGTTAATATTGGCGGATCTAAAATAGAACAATTCTCTTACATTAATGATATTCCAATACATACTGAATCAAAACATTTACCTGAAAAATATAAATTAGCTACCATTGAAGAATTGATACCTAAATCACAAGTTAATTTGGAATGTGTTACAAATATTTTAGATAAAATAATACGTCCATTTAATACACAATATCCTCAATTTGCTTATTTAGAATCTGATAAAATAGATGATGTTAAAATGGGTAGTGTAACGATTAAAAATGTAAATAAAGCAGCTAGTGAAAATATCACCATTAGTGGTTATCGTTTACCTATTTTAAGTAAATATGTTAAGGAACAATTTAATGTTTCTAAAAGATCAACGGTGTCATGTATGATTACTAGATATTTATCACATACTCCTATACATCGTGGTAATAAATTACAAATTCAAAAAGAACATCTTATAAATGGTTTTAAAAAAATAGTATATTGTCGAAGAGATGTTTCTGAAGAACAATTTAAAAGTGATTTTTATATTTCAAATCAAGAATTATTATTCCATGCAACTGATTACTTAACATCTTTAAGTAAGAAAGTTGGTCCAAATCATAAAAGATTAGATGCAGTTTTAGATATGGAATATGATTTATTGAAAGATTTTGAGATTGCTTTTTTTCAAAAGAAACAAGCAAAGTTTGATGCAAAAGAGTGTTTTGATACATCAATTAAAGTTGGTCAAGGTGTTGCATCCGTAGCAAAAAATATTAATGTCATGTTTTCAGCTTATGCTAGAGCTTTGATGAATTTAATACCAAAAATAGCTAGAGAAAACAGTAGTAAAATGAGATTTTTTACACATGGTTCAGAAAAAGATTTAAACACCGAATACTTAAAATCAATCGAGGAAATAGTTAATAAAGGAAAATATGGAGAATACAACTGGATTTGTAATGATTTTTCTGAATGGGATGCTCATTATAATAACGCAAATACTGAATTCATATGTACTCTATTTTCTTATATGGGTATGAACAAATTATTAATTGATTTTTATCGAAGAAACCGTATGAGTTGGAGAATGGTTTGTTTCAATAAAGATGGTACAATAACAATTAAAGGTAAAGTTAAACAATTTTCTGGAGGACCTTTAACAATTTTAGAAAATACAGTTTTAAATTCAATTTTTATGGCAGTTATATTCAAATTTAAAGATATGGTTATCCAAATATATAAAGGTGATGATAGTGCAGTTCTAGCTCGTACAGTAGGTTTAACATCGATAGGTAAACAATTCATAGATGATAATGGATTATTACTCAAGAAACATACTACGAAAGTTGGTGAATTTGCTGGATATTTTTTAACACCAAATGGATTATTCCCTGATGTTATCAGACAGACATCAAAATTCATTGCAAAAACATACAAAAATCAAGAACATTTCAATGAAGCCTTATTATCAGTTCAAGAAAAAGTATCAGTCGTCACAAATATAGATCAATGGAATTTTGGATGCACAGCTGTTGCTTTACATTATAATTTACATCAAAATGATGTTAAAGCATTATTTACATTTTTAGCTCAATCAAGAAATATTCCTTTTTCTAATTTAAATCCTGTTCAATTAGATGTTTTAAAAGCTCCAAATATTCAACCAAATATATCAGACGTTGATATGTTTGTTAAATAATTTTTCTTTATTTTTAAAATATTTAATATAATAATTTAGTTTAGTTCTCTTTTGAATCTGCTTTACCTCGATTCTAAAATTTTATATAATTAAAATAATGTCTGCTAACAATAGATCAAAAATTCCGGTTCCAATTAAGAAAGCCAATAATTCTGTTCCTTCAAGACCTAGATCCAATATGATGAAAAGACCTGACACTATCGTGTCTAATACACCAACTGGAGCTGGATTTCTTAAATGCGCCTTTGCTGCACCAGATTTTGCTGCTGAAAATAATGCTGGTATTCCTGATACATATTCCGGTAAAACTATCGTAAAATCTCATAGATTAACTGGTACAATGTCAATGACTGCTAGTACAGATGCTTACATTTTAGTCCTACCAACACCTGGTATTGCCTTTTGGACTTGTAGCGTTGCATCCGGAACTGCACCAACTCAAACAACTGTTTGGACTGGGCAAAAATTCGGAGATACTTCTGCTTTATTTCCAACTTCTACAATGAATACCAATTTCACTCAATTTCGTATGGTTTCCAATATCATGGAATTAAAATGTACATCAAATGCAACTCAATGGTCTGGCAGTATAACTTGCTGGAAATTTCCAACAACATTTAATGTAGTTGGTCAAACTGTATTGAGTGCTAACCAAACTAATCTCTATGAAATTAGTGGATTACAAAATGCTAATTTACCGCCTGGTGTTTGTTATTCCACTACTCAAAATATGGGAATTTATGCTCCATGCTATCATCTTACTGAAGAATTCTTATTCAAACCTATTATATCTAACATGTATGTTAATAGATATGATTCAGAAACTTACGGTTATTTAGATCTACCGACACCTGGTTATGATAGTGACATGGAAGCTATGTGTATCAGAATATCCGCTTCAACATCAAATTTCATAACTAAAAATTGGCAGTGCGTTGAATATCAAGCGAATGTTAATTCAGCTATATATGATTATGCAAGAATATCTGCGCCTCGTGATGAAAAAGCATTACGTTGTTATCATGAATTTACGCGTCAATGCCAATTAGCTTACACGTCTTTTGAAAATGATAATATGTGGGAAAGAGTATTAAAATACTTTTTACAAGCCACTTCTGCTGCTGCTTATTTACCTGGACCATACGGTGCTATTGCTGGTGGTTTGAATGCTATGGGTTCAGGAATACAAACATTAATGCTATAATTTATTTTATATATTAAGTCGAAGGAAAACGACAATAACTACTCGTTGTAGGGCTATAAGCTAACCAAAAATATTTCTTATCATTCCACTGGG